AAGAAGTCTAAGATCTTCGTTGCATCGACAGCTAATGGTACTGGTAACTTATTTCATAGATTATACGAGGCAGCAGATAAAGGCGAATCTAACTGGGCATGTGATAAGATTTTATGGAATGAAATTCCTGGTCGAGATGAAAAATGGAAAGACGATACAATCGCATCTATCGGTTCAATGGAAGCCTTTAACCAGGAGTTTAACTGCGAGTTCTTAGACTTAGGCGAGAGTTCATTGAATGAAGAGCAATATGCCCGTATGGTGGCAGGATGTGAAGATCCAAAATTTATATTTGAAGAGGGTAAATACCGGCTTTGGGAAGAGCCGATTAAGGATGGTATATATATAGCGAGTGTAGATACAGCCGAAGGGGTAGGTTCAGATAGTTCAGTTATACAGATCTTCGAATACTCTGATCTAACTAAGATCCGCCAAGTAGCTATATACTCCTCTAATACTATATCACCAGTTAACTTTACAGAGAAGGTTCACGAGATACTAAAACACTGGGGAAGTCCTCTGGCATGTATTGAAAGAAATAATTGCGGAGCTCAAGTCGTCGATAACTTAAAGAAGATCCATCAGTATGATAATATTGTATCATGGGGCGCATCTACAGCTGGTAGGGCGAAGAATCAATTAGGTATTGTTGCTCATACTAACACAAAGCAGAAGGGAGTTACAAATATGAGATACTGGCTCAACGATCTCGAAGCAGTTAACTTAAAAGATATACATACTGTAAAGGAGTTAAAGGACTTTGTAAGGTATCCAAATGGTACATGGGCAGCTAAAAAAGGTGCCGGTTATCATGATGATAAGGTAATGGCCATGTTATGGAACCTAATTATGTTAGATGATGAATTAGTAACTAGATATTTTGAGGTACTACAGACTGATAAAAATAACAAGCCTCTAAAGATTAAGCAATTCGACTTCGGGATTAAATATTTTATGAACCCAACCTCTATATATAGTGGTGAAGGTAGAGAGGATGGTTATAGTGATACAACGCCTATTATAATAGGCAATGCTCAAAATACTGACTCTGACCTGGATCAACTAATGGGGATGGGATGGACACCTTTATAATATGTCAGTACAGCAATCACAGTTAAATAAAAGTAGGTTAGATAAATTTCTATGTGTTATCAACCTGCCTGAAGGTCTTAGAGGTATTAATGATAATAGCATCGGGGCTACAGACAACAATAAGATTAACGAAAATTCATTACAATTTTCTGTATATGGTGCTGTTGTGCCAGATGTAACAGTACCGGATGTTATTCTACCCTATGCAGGTCAATCGTATAAGATATCTAGTAATACAAGACCTCCTTATGCAAATGTAACTGTTAGCTTTACTGTTGATAGTAAATTTAGAAACTATTGGGTTATATACAAATGGTTAGATCTCCTTAATGATGATAAGGAATCTGTATTTGATGCGGGTAATGTTGCTAACACGGTTAAAGTATCGCCAGAATCTCGTGTTTCAGATACAAAAAGGAATAGATCTTCTACTCCACCAGAGCTGTATCAATCTCTTATTACCATATACGGTCTTGATGAATTCGATAAACCGATGGTTCAATTTGACTATACAAAAGCATTTCCTGTATCGCTTGGTGGTATTAACTATAATTACCGAGAAGCTGGTGAGATTGAAATAGAATTTGAATTCGCATTCTCGCAATTATTAGTGAAGTTACCGTAATTTTTATCCCGTTGGACCATAAATAATATTATGGCACGTACAATTCAATCACCAGGTGTAGAGATTAATGAGATAGATCTGTCTCTCAGACCTAATATACCAACTGGTACCACAATATTAGTCCCAGGTTTCGCAGACAAGGGACCAACAGACGAAGTTATTCAAGTAACGAGCTTAAGTGAGTTCGAGCAAATCTACGGATTGCCCACTACACCAGCAGAACGCTACTTCTATCATTCGATTAGACCTCTATTCAATTCACCAGCTAATATTCAAGCGTACAGGTTACCGTATGGTGAACAAACCGGAGCAGGCTTCGGTAACACTTACGGAGCACTTGCATACCCAGCAGTAGGTATTGCACTATCTGGTACTGGTGAGACCTTAGCAACATACTCCCAGCCGACGTCTGGTGATCAAAATGTACCTGGTATTTACGTACTCGGTAAACCCTACCACATGGAGTTAACGCAGGAAGAATACTTCCAAGTACTACGGCAAGACGAGTTCAACTGGGCTAACGATTTAACCGCGGTTCCAGACACATTCGCAAAACTAGGAAACGCTGCAGTAGTTGTTCTTAACAAAGGGCAAACGACAGTTAATGGCCGATTTGAAGGTTATTATCTCGGTCTTGCAGACAATACTAACCTAAACGATGCAACAGACTTTGATGCTATATTAACAGCAGAGACAGTAGCTACTAGCGCAACTGTTACATCTAATTACCTAAGACTACCAACTCAGAGATTAAACTTTACACTATCTGGTGCAAATGATGCAACAACCAATACATTCGGTCAAGAGACTGATAGTATATCTGAGATTATGGAAAATCTCACAGATTTCGATATTGCAACACCTCAGTACGATGATGTATTATCAGTCGGTCTATTCAAACTAAGACAATCAGTATTCGCTGCTGATGTTATTAAACTAGATTACATCTTATCTGAAAATTATGTAGGTTCATTTGACTTCCATAGACAACAGCAAAGTCAGCAAGGTGGAGCTCCTCAGAGCTTCTTCTTAGGATTCAGAGAAGATGAATCACCTAATATATCAGTCGTGATTAATGACAACTTATCACACAGAAATGGTGATACGTGGCTCGATCTTAATGGTAACCCTATTAACAAGATAAGAATTGCTAATAGTAAGTTTACTGCAAATGAAGCTAATGCAATCGATGCTGATCCAGGCTTTGCAAACTTCCAGCTACTATCCAGTGGTTATATTCCTGAGACATCAATAGTACCAGCTACTAGTGCTGCTCTTATTAATAACGTCTTTAGTACCTTATCTGGAGCGGTTGATACTTTAGGAGCAGCTGACTCACTATTCACAGTCGGTGCTTATGCCAATGCTAACTTACAAGCGGAGCAAAAAGATCTAGGTAGTGTACCGAGAAAGGTTGACAGATTACTCGACACCATTGAGAACCCTGAAGTCTTTGATCTCGATATTACTATTGAAGCTGGTCTTGGTACAATTAACGCTGCCAGAAAAGACAATGGCGATGACAAATACTTCGACGATCTAACTAATGTCTCAGCAATGTCCGGTTTCTATAAATCAGATATTACTAAGATATCATCAGAAGCACAGACTTACAGAGATAACTGGAAGACAATCTACAATAGGTTTAACGACTTTGCGGAGAAGAGAAGGAAGGATCATATGTTTATTGCCGATTTACCAAGGCCTATATTCGTACAAGGACGTAACTTCAAGACCCTAGATGATCCTGAAAAGAACTTCTCGTTGAATGTATCAAAGCCCGTGCAAGCCTTTACGACTATTCTTAATTCAAGTTACTCTACTACATATGCAGCTTGGAATAAGGTTTATGATAGTTCATTAGACGATCAAGTATGGGTGCCATTCTCTGGTACTGCTGCAAGTCAAATGGCTAATACAGATGCTAACTTCCAACCATGGTTCGCACCTGCTGGATTTACTAGAGGTAGAGTAGGTAGTGTTAATGATATCGCGCTGTACCCTAAGCAGAAGCAAAGAGACCAACTTTATAAGAACTCGGTCAACCCAGTTGCATTCTTCCCAGGTGATGGCTTCGTAACATTCGGACAGAAGACTCTACAAGCAGCTCCGACTGCATTTGATAGAATCAATGTACGTAGACTGTTCTTGAATCTTGAGAAAGCGACAAGAAATACAGTTAAGTACTTCTTGTTCGAGCCTAATACGCTACTCACAAGAACGAGAGTTATTAATACACTCACCCCAATATTCGAGAATGCTAAGAATACTGAAGGATTGTATGATTACTTGATCGTATGCGATGAAAGAAATAACACTCCAGACGTTATTGATCAAAATGAAATGGTGGTAGATATCTACCTAAAGCCAGTTCGCGCTGCTGAATTCATTCTTGTTAACTTCTATGCAACTCGTACAGGTACAGACTTCAACGAGATTGTCGGTTAATACTAAACACTAACAAATTAAGCCGGTCCGAAAGGGTCGGCTTTTTTTTGAACTCATATAAAAAACAACTAATCTAGATTAAATAATTACATGGCAGACGTTAAACAAACGATACAAGACTTTTATACTCAAGCGCAAGCAAGAGATTTCGCAAGAAATAACTTGTTCAGGGTACTTAACATTGACTTCGGTAGCGGTAGTGATATATCTATTGATGAAGAGGATCTAATATATGCGACTACAGCTACTCTACCTGGTAAGACAATTCAAGATGTTGTAGTACCTTACATGGGGTTAGATTTTCATGTACCCGGTACTGTTAAGTATAACAACTCTGGTGGATATTCTCTAACTTTTAGAGCTGATGAATCATATAAATTGTATGAGAAGTTCCAACAGGTCATTAATGATACGTTTGATGACTCTACATCTACAGGTAATTACTTTACACCTAAGGCCGATTCTGTCATCGACTTAGTGCAGCTAGATAAGGAACTAAATCAACTAGCACAGTATCAATTGGTTGGCGCTAGCATACGTTCAGTCGGTGATCTATCATACGATGTGACAGCTTCTGGTGACGTACAAACCTTCACTGTTACTATTGCTTACCAGTTTTATAGAAAGACTGCGTAACACTTATTTTTATAACTTTAAGAGCCGTACCTATTTGGTACGGCTTTTTTTTGCTTAAATATTTGTGTATGAGTATTCTTAATGCTGCAGGCAATTTTCTGCAAGGTGTAAAAAGCGTGACGCAAGGTAACCTAGGCGGTTCTCTAGGTCAACCTAATATACAGTTACTTGGTACTAATATACCTGGGGTACCATTAGTGAGTTTTAGAGATTCATTCTTAAAGTCCATGGAGTCATGGATCGGTACCATACCACTAAGAACTCAGTATATTATATTCTTCGATAATTTTCCAAGTGGTTTACGGACTAATGTAATACAAAATCTCGAACCAGTACAAGCAGATAAGAAAGGTTTCGATATCGATAGAGCTAGAGCGGTACTAACGTCTTACCCATTTCAGGGTATTAATGGGTGTATGTTTGCGCAAGGTGCCGCTATTCCGGACGATACATTTCAGACCAACCATGCTGAAATTCCGAATAATATGGGACTTATACCAGGCCTCGTCGGACAAGGCCGAGCAAAATTCTCACCACTTACCATAAACTTTAGAGAGACAAATACATCATTCGTTGATAGTCTAGTCAGACCATGGGTTATTTTAGGTGCCCATGCTGGTATGGTCGCTAGGCCTGAGGACTCGACCCTAAATGTTAAGACTAATGTAACTATAGTACAGTACACAAGATCATTTCAGAAACTATCTCAGGTGCCAAGAAAGGTCTGGAAGTTTTATAACTGCGTACCCACTAGTGTAGATACGAGAAATTTATCATATGATAGTGAAGCACTTGAGACATATAACACCAGGTGGGCATACACACACTATACATTAGAGGATAATTTATACTTGCCATTACCCGACTTGATTGATAAAATATTTTAATGGTCTCGAGTCAACTATCAATACCTCTTCAGCGAGGTTTAGTATTCTTTGAAGAGCTATCTTACCTAGAATATAAAAATATATGTAAGATGCTCCTTTCTAGCGAACTAGGTGATATCAATAATTGCTTTGAGGTGATTACGCAACGTATATCATCGAGTTTCAATCTCAATATTATCGACAAATTTGAAGCATTAATATATATCAGAAACTCTATACTAGGTAATGACTTGAAACTTAATATAGACGATAGAGATGTCAATTTTTCATTAAAGGACCTATGCATAGGTATTTTTCATGAAGATGCTTTTGAATACGAGGGGTGTAAATTCAGAACACCAGAGTATTTTTACAATAAGGATATTACAGCGACTGTAGCAGATTACCTATATGAAGTAAATGGCAATGATTTAGATAAGTTTTCAATACACGAAAAAACCTTAATATTAAATGAGACTGATATACATATTATAAAGGTCGCAAGTATTATAAACGATATCAGGGATAAGAGTAGTGTGGCTATTTTAGATAACGGAGCAGAAATCAATGTATATAATGCATCGATACTATACTTTCTAAGAGAGGTTTTCAATAGTGATTTAATGGAAATGTACGAATTTGAGTATAGTATAGCACAGCGTCTGAATTTAAAAGGTAACGATCTACTACACTATACGTTACCAGAGCTTAAAATTAATTTAAATTTCTATACTAAAGAACAGGAGGCGAAAGCCGAGACTGAAAACAGTAGAAATTTAGATAGTGGCGTGTAAATATATATATGTCCGATGTAAATAGTATTATTCAAGAGCTTAAGAAAGCTAAAAAGGTTATAAGTGTATTCTCGCCTACACTTAAAAGCAGTGTTGATATTGCACCTATTACACTCGCACAACAATCTAAAGTCATCGAAACTGTAGCGAATATTACATCTAACGCTAGCAGCCCTGTTTTAGCTATCTTAGAATTTAACAACGTAATGTATTCTATTCTCAAAAAGAATATTAAGGAATATCAACCTGTATTTAGTACTATTGACCGTACTAACTTTATGCTCGCGCTTAAAGGTTATATTGATAATATTGTTACAAGTAGTGATAATATAGAGTTCAATATTAAGAAGATGCTCGAGAGAAACGAAAGTGTTGAATTAGAAGTCGGGCCTGAGAGTACTACAGCCGATGATATTACGTTCCACCTCGCGCCACCCTCAATGGACGATGACCACATCGTTAATAGTCTTATTCTCCGCAAGTATAAAAATAACCCATCTAACAAATCTCTTCTGAGTGATGTTTATCATTTTGAATCATTGAAATTTATTAAAGCTATCTCTATTGGTGATGAGACACTCCAAGTTAGGAAGGATACTAAGAGCTTAGACATTATTAAAGAGCTCGATACAGTGCAATTACGACCTGTATATGAGTATATTGCTAAGGTCAGAGCCGCTGAAGAGGTGTTAACTAATCACCTCACTGCTGATGAGCAGCTGGATATTACCCCAGACTTATTTATATCGTAGTGTAGGGTATAAATATATGTATGGCAGACCCTACTATTGCAGAAGCAATCTCTCTACTAACTAAAGTATCAGCCGATACTGCACAGAGATTAAAATCCTTAGAAAAGGAGGTTCGTTCATCTATTTCTGGTAAAGGTAATGGGCGGTCGAAAGGCTCCACTGAACCACGTGAACCGCGACAGATTGTTGAAGCGCCCAAAGATGTTGTAGTTACTAATTTCGGACCAGAAGCTGAGGCAGACCTTGCCGCTGCTTTCGGACGCGAGACTGAGGTCGCTCTCGAAAAACAGCAGAAGAAAAATAATAACGATCTTACAGCTATTTTATCACTCTTAGGTATCGGTGCCGCCCTTAAGTCATTAATTGATGGTGAAGGTATTGTAGGACTCGTACAAGGCTTGCAAAAAGTTTATAGGAGGATCGATAAGTTTGCTTCTAAAGCTGGTAAGGTACTATCAAGGCTAGGTAATCGAATTGCTTCGTTCGCAAAAAGCGTCGGTAAAAGAGCTTCATCACTGCTTAAGAGAGCAGGTAAGGCTGTAAGCAGGGCTATTAGCTCTATGGGCAAATCGGCGAATCAGTTGGTAAAGCGGGTAGGTAATAAGCTTAGGAGAGTTGCTTCTGGTATTAAAAAAGGTATTGGAAAATCTATTTCAAAGGTCAAAAGTATAGTTAAAACCATATCGACTAAATTCGGTGGAGCCTTTGCAACTATTACAAGTAAACTATCTAGCTTCGGATCATCTCTTGTGAAGGGAATGGAGGCGGCTAAGAAAAAAGTAGCTGATATAGCTAAGAAGGTAGCCGGGTCACCAGCCGGGCAGGCAGTCGGTAAGGCTGCCACTGCAACAAAAGGCTTTTTCTCTAAAGCTGCAAGTTTCGTTGGCAGTAAAGTTGGTAGTGCTACAAAAGCAGTAAGCGGTGCTGCAAGCAGTGTAGCGAGTAAAGCAGCTAGTGTAGGTTCAGCAGTAGGTGGGGCAGTAAAGAGCGGAGCTTCTAAGGCGGCCCAATATACAAAGAGTAAGGTTTTAAAGCCACTAACTACTGCTATGAAAAAAGTTAAACCGCTGAAACTGGTAAAAGGGCTTTTAAAGAGCCCTCTTTTAGCGCCCATACTCGAGAGTTTTTTCACATATAAAGATGTAGAAGAGTTGGTAGCGCAAGAGGCTGCCGGTGAACTTAATGAGGCTGAGTTGAATCAAAAGGTCGGTACGAGGTTAATTAAAGCAGTAACTGGTGTCATTGGTGGAGCTGGTGGTGCTATGCTCGGAGGTGCTATTGGATCAGGAATCCCAGTAGCAGGCAATATAGTTGGTGCTATTGTTGGTGGTGTATTAGGTGACGTAGGTGGTAGGCTTATAGGTGGTCTTATTGCAGACAAGTTGGGTGATAAAACTTCAACATTAGGAGAATGGGCTTTACGCTCAAAATTGTTTAAAGGCCTGAGACAACCAATAATTGGTGAACCACTCGCACAAGTTGATGATGGCATTATCTTTAGTCAAGACGGTCGAGTATTAGCTCAAGCTAATCCGATGGACACCATATATGCTATGAAAGAAGGAGGACCACTCCTAACAACATTAGCAGCCGGTTTTGAAAGTAATGGTAAAATATTAATAAATCTACATGAAATGCATGCAGATCACATGGCTACACAAATTGAACTGGATGAAGAGCGTAATACGTTATTATTGGATCTCGGCAAATTGCTATTTAGTACGTTGACACCAGGCGAAAGAGGACGTGCAGTTCCTGGATATGCTGGTACATCAGACTTCACCGGAATGTCCGTAGCAGACATGCGCGCAACCTCAACAGGACCAATGGTGTAATTAGTGTAGTGACTATACACATGCAATATAAATATATATAATGAATCTATGGCATCTTAGAGAAGGCAGCACGAAGACATTACCCATGCTGGAGAGGGCTGGTGGAGGTATCACTGCCGCCGGTGGTGACTTAACTAACCTAACTAACCTCGAAGGATACACACAAGGTAAAATGGCAGATCCAATTAATGTCGTAGATGACTTCTCATGGACTGTAAGTCCGAAGAGTTCAAGAAACGATGTACCACGGCTTCAATTGATTGAGAAAAGAGTTAAACTCAACTCTACGGTCACAAACCTCGCGTATAGTGCTCTCGCTACTGTAGATTCTGCAGAAGGCGCTGTTAACACAATAACTGGTCTAGTAGGCCCCGTAACTACTACCGGTGATGAGGAGGCACCGGGATTAGCAGGGCAACTAGCTAACGGGGTCATTGAGGCAGGTAAGTCAGTTAGTGGCCTACTGAATAAATTTCAAGAGGAAGCTGTACGGTTAGGCGGGTTGACAAAATTCCAAAATCCGGCCCTTACACCGTATGACGGGTTGTATAGTCTTGAGAATACCGGGTTTAGTTATTATTTTCCATACCTCGATGATACCTTTATAAAGAGTAACAACTCCTTCGGGCAGGCTAATGAAGGTTTAGTGGCACCAATTGCTAATAAACTCGCGGGATTAGCGGAGGGTCTTGCCGGTGCCGCAAATTTAGTAAAGCCAGGTACTTATATTGAAAAGGCAAAACAATTTGAAATGAAAGATGAGGGTAAGACTTTGAGTTTTACATTACCTCTCCTCAATACCATATCTGTTGATGATATCTCTAGAAATTGGCAATTATTATTCGGCTTAATCTACCAGAACACACCTGGTAGAATCAGTAAGAGTATAATCGACCAGCCTGTACTATATGAGTTACACTTACCAGGTGTTGCATTTATGCCTTATGCATATATTTCGGAACTAAGTGTAAAGTATGTAGGCTCTCGTAGAAAAATGACGATAGAGGTACCTATACAGTCACCTGGTAGCGATACCGCGTCAACTTCTATTGAGACAATAATACCCGACGCATATCAGCTCGATATATCCGTTACCGGGTTAAATCCTGAAACTAGAAACTTTTTATATGCTAATATAGCTAAGCCGAAACTAACAGTAAACGCCGCTCTAGACCCCATTCAGGGCGTTTTTGACGCCTTTGGCGGTGCGAACGCTGCCGCAGAAGCACCTACACAGGGCCTACCTACAAGATCGCGTAACAAGGCAAAAGAGGATATCGCTAGTGATAGCCTCCTACCGCCGAGACCCTAAGGTGAATAAATACTCCGAATAGGTGATATAAGAGTTAACCTGTTATAAATATTAGTATGGCTGACTTAGGGAAATTTCAAGAGGATATTACTAATCTAACTATACTCGAACAGTATAGGTATGAGAATATCTTTAAGATTTACGAAACAGGTGACAAAGATTTTTTCTATTATAATATCCTTAAGAAAATAAAACTGCCTGATGATATGGATGATGAACTGTTTAATACAGTAGCGTATAATGATGCTCTACCCATTACAACGTTAAGCTATAGAATTTACGGTACTACCTACCTATGGTGGTTAATTATGGTGGTTAATAATATCTCAAACCCTGCTAAGATAGCAGCTGGCAGCCGGGTAAAGTATATCAAAAAGCAATACTTAAAACCTACTATAGACAGCATAAAACAGCAATTACAGTAATGAGATATAACTTTGACACCTCTTATGACGAGAGATTTAGCGCTATTATTGATACACAGAAGTATCTGTTTAAAGTAACTTTGTTCAATCCAGAAGGTGACAAAGTTACTTTAACTAAAAGGGAAGTCAAAGAACTTAAGCTCATCGATAATCTCCGTGACCCGTGGGTAAGGGGATCTATAGCTATCGATAATACCCAATCCGCTATAGAGCGTTTCGTAACTGACCCGGCAGACCGAGAATTTCAACCCGACCTTGCACCATTAAAGGGTTATACTTACCGCGGTGATGGTAGAGATTTTATTCAGATTGAAATTATTCCTCTAGACACCGGAGCGCTATCAGAGTTTACTAATGATGATAAGGACT